CCTTGTCGCGCATGTCCCTGAATTCAAAAGTCTTAAATTGAGTACAGTACGAAAATGAGTAGGAAACAAACGCAAGATGGAGCGGCGGGATGGGCGGCGTAGGGAGCGGGGGGCGACGCCCTGGCGCGGGGCGAAAGCCGAAATGCGCTGAGGCGCGAGCCTTGGACGGGCACGCGAGCCATAGTGCGAAGGTGGTTCCTCACCCGAGCGCGGCCTTGGGTCCATCTAAGACCACGGGGCCATCGAAACGGTTTAGACCGCCGAAGGACTTCACCCCTGATGCGCGGGCGGTCTGGGCCGAGCTTGCGCCGCATGCGTTCGAGAATGGGACCTTGACGAAGGCCACGGCCTTATCGTTCCGCCTGCTCTGTTGGAACATCGTGCTCGAGCGCCGGTACGCGGGGTCGGTCAACGACGCAGGCACCGCGAATCACCGGGGGATGATCCAACGGATCGACGCGGAGCTGCTCCGGTTCAATTTGTCGCCCTGCGGGAAGGCGATCGCCAAGCCGACGGCGGCATCGGCGGTCGATCCGATGAAGGCGAAGTACTTTGGCTTGAGCGGAGGCCGCGGAGGCCGGTCTGCGTAAGAGCGGCTCGTCTCGCCGCGGTGGGCATGGCCCCTGGTGGTGGGGTGAGGGGTCTCCACCTATTGAGCGATGGCCAGGCGTCACGGTGGACTTGCCCGCCGTGTGGAGCTCGAAGGAGAGTCGTTGGGAGAGTCCCGATGGGCGCTACTTTTTCGACCCCGCAGCCGCGGATCGCGCGTGTGGATTTTTTCCCGATCTCCTGAAGCACCACATCGGTGAGTTTGCCGGCCGGCCGTTCACCCTCATGGAGTATCAGGCGAAGCTCCAGACGCGGCCGATTTTCGGCTGGCGACGTACGAGCGATGGCTTCCGACGAATTCGGAAGCTGTTTGCTTTTATCCCGAAGGGGGGAGGGAAGAGTCCCTGGGCGTCGGCGACGTTGCTGTATATGGTGCGCTGTGACGGCGAAGCGTCGGCGGAAGGGTACGCGCTGGCGAACGATCGCAACCAAGCGCGGACGGTCCACACTAATTGCAAGGTGATGGTCGAAGAATCGCCCTACCTGAAGGACGGTGCGGAGATTCTCAAAGACTCCATCTACTGGATGGACACGCGGTCCACGCTGCAGGTCTTGTCCTCGGATGCGAGCTCCGCGCACGGGAAGCGCCCGCACGTGTTGTCCTTCGACGAACTTCACGGCTTCAGCGGCGATCGGGACCGAGAGCTCTACGAGGCGCTGAAGAAATCGATGATCAAGCGGCGGCAACCGCTGCTGATCATCATTACGCACGCCGGGACCGACGACGAGGGCTTGTGTCACGAAGAATATGATTTCGCCAAAGGCGTGCTGAGCGGCTCCATTCCAGACGAGACGTGTTTGCCGGTGATCTTTGAAGCGACGATTCCAAAGGACGATTGGACCTCGATCGACGTGCTGCGTCGCGTGCATCCCGGGTACGGCATTACCGTCAAGACGGACGCGCTGGCGACTGAGCTCCTCGAGGCGCAGAGCGATCCGCGCAAGCAGAACGATTACAAGCGATACTACCTAAATATCTGGACGAATCAGGCCGAAGCCTGGATCCCGGTCGAATGGTGGGATGCGTGTCAGGGATCCGTTCCAAGCGACGAGGAGTTGCGACAGTATCCTTGCACCGTTGGGATCGACATGGCGCAAAAGATCGATCTCGCGGCCTGCGTCCTTGGATTTCGGCTTCCCCTTGAACGGGCGGCGCCGACGTCGGTCGAGGTCGTGTCTGAAGACGAGAGTGGCTCCGTGTCCAGGCGCACGTTGTCGCTCGATTTCCGCGTGGTTCTCTTACCACAGTTTTGGCTTCCAGAAGACACGCTGATCGAGCGCGTGCGCCAAGACCGCGTGCCGTACAACGTGTGGGAGCAGGCTGGGCTGCTGACGAAGGTGGAGGGCGCCATCATGAGCGCCGAGCCCGTCGTGCAGTATGTCGCCGGTCCTGATGGCCAGTCCGGCCTCCGCGCAAGATTCCCCCGCGTGAAGCAAGCCGAGTTCGCCTACGACCCCGCCTTCGCGACGGAAGTCGCGCTCGGGTTGCGCGATCGACACGGGCATATCACCGTGGAAGTGCTACAGAACTACAAGCACATGTCAGAGCCCTGTCAGGTCTTCGAGGCGCTCGTGAAAGCGAAGCGCATCATTCACGGCGGTCATCGGCTGCTGCGATGGAATCTCGAGAACGTCGCGATCAAGCGGGACGATGCCGGGCGCATTCGGCCGGTGAAACCGAAGAAGGCGACGAAGCGGATCGATGGGATTGTGGCGAGCATCATGGCGATCAGTCGCCTGATGCTGATGCCACCGGAACGCAAACGGAAGCCTCGAGGGGCGTTGCTGTTCGTGCCCGGGCAGGATCACTTCGAGCCGGCCTTCCCGCCGCCGGGGGCGCAACCGTGAGCGTGCTCGCCGCACTCTGGAAGGCCACGTCATCTGTGATCGGATTAGACGAATGTTTCTTGATCGTCGCGCTCGCGCTCGTAACCACTGGACTGTGGGCACTGATCGGGCGCGGGGCGCTCGTGGTCCCCGGAATCGTCTTGCTGTGGATTGTCTTACCATCACGCCCCCCATTCGTGCTACGACGGCCGACTGAGGAGAGCCATCGGAGGCGACCATAACCTATGGGTTATCTCCAGCGCATCTCGACTCAGGCGCTCGCTCCCCGCCTCACGGCGCAATGGGGGCCGTTGGATGATCGGTGGTACGTGCCGGCCCCGTGGCTGAGCACGTTATCCGCCGCGGGCGTCGTCGTCACCCCCGAACTCGCCATGACGTTGTCCGCGATGTACGCGGGGACCACAACCATCGGGTTGGACCTTGCGACGTTGCCCGTTCAAATGTTTCGGAGCCGGGACGATGGCGGCAAGGATCGGGTCCGGCCGATCTTCGGGCGCGGCATCGATCAGAGCAATGGCATCGGGAGTCTGGCGTACATGCTGCGCTGGCAGCCGAACGCCTACCAGACTGCAACCGAGTTTTGGTTGAGCATGGTCGTGCAGTACTTGTTGCGCGAAGTGGCGTACGCCGAAATCATCAGCGGCCCCACAGGGTTTGTGGAGCAGCTCCTCCCGCGACACCCGGATCGCATCACGCCCGAGCGGCTGCCATCCGGGCGACTCCGATTTCTGCTTCGGGAGGCGACCCGCGAGCCGCGTTATGTGACGCAAGAGGAGATGTTCTGCGTGCGCGGGTTGTCGCTTGATGGGGGCCTGTCGATGATGTCGCGGGTGACATATGGCGCCCAGTCGATCGGGTCGGCGCTGGCGACTGGGAAAGCCGCGGGCCGGTTCTTCAAGACCGGGATGACCGCGGCGCTCTTGGCCACGTACAAAGGCGACAAGGATGAATTCGACGAGGCCGGCCTCCACGCGAGCATTTCCCGCTATGCGGCGGGGGTGGAGAACTCGTTCGGCTTACTGCTGGTGCCCGACGATGTGACCGTCACCAATCTCGGGGTCGAGCCCGAAAAAGCGCAAATGATGGAAGCGCAAAATTGGGGTGTCCGGGAAGTCGCCCGGCTCCTGCGCTTGCCCGGACACAAACTAGGCATCAAGGACGCTGTGTCGTACAACTCCCAGGTCCAATCGGCGCTGGACTACATCATGACGACGTTGCGCGCGATTGCGATCACATTTGAGCAGGCCATTCAGCGTGATCTGATTATCGCCAAGGATGCGTATCTAGCTGAGTTCCTCTTGGCGGCGCTGATGCGCGGAGATTTCGAGTCCCAGGCGGGGTACCTCGAGAAGATGATTCGGAGCCGCGTGATGCGGCCGAGTGAAGCGCGGCTCATCCTGAACATGAATCCCGATGCTGAACTCGACGAGCTCTCGAAGCGGGATTTCCAGCCCGGTCAACGGACGACTCCTGAGCCGGAGCCGGCGCGTCGGGAGGCCGCGCGGGCTTCGTACAAGGGGTACATGGCGCTCCACGATCAAGCGGTGCGGTGTCTGCGCCGCGAACGGGTGGCGGTAGAGAAGCTCGCGAAGAAGCATGCGGACGATGTGCCGGGGTGGCAGACGGCCCTCCGGGACTTCTTCGGCGATCACGCTGCCTTTGTGGCCGAGGTGAT